TCCAAGTTTAGCTATACCTGTATGTGCTTTAACAAAACAACTCGTCGAAGTACGTATAAAATTTAAAAAACTTGAAGATGTTACCATACAATATAAAAATAGTACTGATATTAAAGATCCACCTTCAAATGTTTCATCATCAATTAAAAAGGTTTCTCTTGTAACGGATTTCTTTTTCGTTACGGAAGACGAAAAGAATTTTTTACTTTCGCGTCCCATAGAATACGTTATAACCCAACTCCAAATGTCTCAATTCAAATTTAAACCAGGTGAATCTAAAAAATCTGGTATGCTTAACTTTAAAAATCCGGTCAAGGAAATGTTCTTTTTGGCTGTAAGTGATGATGTATACAAATACGAACCAATAAAACAAGTTACTATGAAATTTAACAATAACATAATCATAGACGCTGATAATTTAATGCTCAGTTACGAACAACCATTAAAGTATTATACGGGGGTAACGGGTAATAACTTTGGTGTCTATAGTTTTTCTCTGAAACCAGAAACATATTACCCGACCGGTCAAGTTAACATGAGTAGAATAGCACACAATTTGATAGATATTGAACTCGATACACCAGACGCGAGTTTCGGACACAAAGTTTACGTATACGCTGTAAACTATAACGTTTTACGTATAAGCAGCGGTCTCGGAGGTTTAAAATTTTAGTCAGTTATACTAGTAATGGCCGGACGTGTTCAATTAGAAACATCTGGTCCACAGGACGCTTTTTTTACAGACGACCCCGAATATACATATTTCATAAAGAATTTTCAAAAACATACGAACTTTGCACCATTCTTTGTTGATGTAGATGTTGAAGGTGAAGTAGAATTTGGAAACACTATTCGGTGTACAATCCCACAAAACCAAGGTGATCTTCTTAAAACTGTAAGTATGAAAGTTGAATTAAGTGCTATAGATCAAAATTTAACAGATTTATCGGGTATAGGATACAATGAATCGATAGGTCACACCATGATTGAATATGCTGAACTTGTGATAGGTGGTGAAGTTATACAACGCGTACCGAGTGATTTCTTAGCGATTTATTCGGATAACTACGTGACACAGACGAAACAACACAATTTATCCAAACTCGTCGGTAAACCACCTTTAGAGTTGTCAGGTACAAAAGTCAGTAGTCGGGAAATAGGGCATTATTTAGGAAACGCAACTTCAAGTACAAAATATTTTGTCGATATACCGTTTTATTTTTATAATACACCCGAACTTGCGATACCACTCTGTGCCATAAATCAACAGGAAATTGAAATTGTTATTAAATTCAGGGAAGTTGATAAATGTATTCATGCCGTCACTTCTAGTATAAACGACCCCATATTTTACACAGGTCTTAAACCAAAAAACTTAATAAAAAGTGTTAAAATAACACTAGAAATGGTTTCTTTGGACGAAGAGGAAAAACAAAAGTTAAGTAATCAAAGAATAGACTACATTATAACACAAATACAGGAAAACAAATCTATTATACCATCAACATCAACAGAACATAAACATAAACTCGAACTTAAAAATCCTATAAAAGAACTATTTTTTGTAATACAAACAAAAAAAAATGATATAGTCAATACCAATACATACACTCCTTTTGATTATGATTTAAATTACGAAATATATTCGGCTAAATCTGAATATATAAATTACGAACATTTACGTTATCTCGAACTTACACTCGATGATTCCGTTATATTAGATAAAGTTACAGGAAACGTTATAAACTTACGCGCAATACAGAGTGGTATACACCATTCAAGAACACAATTATTTAGAAGATACTATTCATATAGTTTTGCACTTGAACCGGAACGATGGTATCCAACAGGTCAAAGAAATTTTAGTTTAATTAAAGATCAGTATTTAAAATTAAGTTTGAATCCACATAACTCTATAGATAGGGAACTTAGAGTTTTAGGCCTAAGTTATAATATACTCCGTGTAGAAAACGGAATTGCTAAAACATTGTTTAATTTATAATGAATCAACAAGAAAAAGACGCAACTGAAAACTTAATTGAGCAAGTCCAGGACTCTGCTATTAACATTATCCAACCCGTACTCGAAAGAACTATGGTTCTCGCAGCCGAATACGCTACGGCGTGTGGTCGAGATATGGTACTTGGTGAAGATATGGAATATGCCATGAAATATTGTGCCATGAACGAAGTTGGTAAGAAAATGGGAACACATTTCCCGGAAATATATGAAGAATCTTCCGATGAAGAAGACCAGGAAGAAGACATCGAATTTGAAGATGAAGAAATTCCTTTTACACGATACAAGGGACGTGAATATAAATTCGTTAAAATGAATATGGCGTACGATAATTGGGATGCGTGGGAACCAAAAAATCCGTCAGAATTAATGTTAAAAAATGCTATAGATAGTAATGAACACATCGGAACCAACGGGGTATGTGACGACTTCTGAATATTTTAGATTACGCGATGATGATACTGAATCCGATTCTGATACAGAAACAGATTCGGAATCTGATTCGGGTATAGATTCTATAAATGTCGGTATGTTAAAAGGGTATATGAAACCCAAATGTTATAAAAAAATTTTAATTGAAGAGGAACTACTCCCTGATTAAAATCTCAGGATACTATATATAAAAATGTCTTCTGCTGCTGAAACTGTTACGCTCGTCGCTCGTGAACTCGAGTCCCAATCCCTCAACGCCGTCGTTGCTGGATTCTCCTTCGCCGCCGCCCTCTCGTGGATGGACTTGGTTAGATGGATCGTTAACCAAGTTGTTAAGGTCAACAAGAACGGTGGTATGAACTACACGCTCACGGCTTTGTTCACGACGCTCTTGTCCATCTTGGTCTACGTCGGTATCTCTCGTGTTTCTACGCGTGTCCAAAAGCCAACCCAACCAATCTTCGCGGTTACTCGATAAGTTTAGGCTTACGCATAACCAATAATAAAAATAAACCGGTTGCGACTACCATAAATATAGATATAAACGCATCCCATCTACGCGGATCCTCCATTTCGGGGATACTCATAGGTGGTGGAAGAGAAAAGTCTCGTTCCACTTTAGCAATATTCTCAAGTTTATCAGTAGAACACGTCACTGCCAGTTTAAGTATATGATTCGCATTTCTAAAATCGTATGGTATTAATCGATTATTACTACTGTAATAAAACTGAACACGTAAACTTGATATCGTTTTTTGTGTACCAGAATCAAAATTGTGTTCAACTGTATCGTCAACACCCGAAAAGTTAATAACATCCCCACACAGAAGTATACGCCCTGTATAAAAGGGGGTTTCAGAAAATACAGTTTTGTTAAATTCGTCAGAACCACTACTCAATTTAACAATAATTGCATCAGCGCCCTGTAAATTAATACTCCCAGTTTCTAATGAACTCGAAGTTGATGATACATTTGAAGCGGGTAAACCTAAAACATCGTGTGGTGTGGTGTACCCATTTGTACCAGATGTATAACCATTCGTACCAGTATAAAACAAAAATGTAAAATCATTCGACCCCGTAAACGTTATAGCATTTGTTTGTTTATCAAACGTAGCAGATGTAATATCGGATGAAGCCGTTACAATAGCCTGTGCTAAATCATTACCACTATAGTTTCCAATTGGTATAGTTACCGTTTGAGTACTATTACCGTTTGTCAAAACATCAAATTTATTGTTCCTGGAGTGTATGAGGTACTGACTATTATGAATACGTGCTGATATCAATGAAATTTTAGTCACGTCATAAATTGGGTTTATTAAGTGGACAACATAATCACCTGGGTTTGGGTACAAAACAGGATCTCGTTCACCACTATCTATATCTAAGGTGTGTACCTTCATTAAAATATATGAACAATATTTTAATGAGTGTATGTCTCAATTTCTATTTATTTAAGAAAGACTATGAACTAATGGGTTACTTGAAAGCTGTCTTCTAGCTGTATCCAAACTCATATTTGTAGCGTTTGGATTTTCGTGACCTTTATAAGCATTGAATTTATGATAATCGTTATTTCTATATTGTTGTGTCCAAGCACCATTCGCAGCATTTACTCGACCGTCAATTCTCGTTGTATCGGAACGAACACTTGTGACCATACCCCCTTGGTTAAGTGCATCGGCGCGAACGTTCATCCGCCCTGGACCCGCGGCTCTATTTGGTTTACCTCGACGATCGTCTGGTCTGAAACCATATTTCGTAAGTTCTTCGGCAGTGTGTGTCGAGCCATATGTTCTCTTTTCACCGATCTTAGTTGCTGGGGTGTTCAAGTATCCACCTATAAAACTTGATATACCTGGAGCTGGTTGATTATTGTACTGATATTGTTCTATAGCACCATCGGCTTTGTTTCGTGTTGGTTCCTGGGCACGTGTAAGTGCAGAAACAGTTCTCTTTGCAGATGCAAAGTTTAATGTATCAGTCCTCGAACCCGTTTCGGATCTATTTGTTGTTCTCTTTGTACGTTCGTGTTCCGCTCTTGGTGTTCTACCAGTCATACCCTGTGCTCTGCCTGCAAATGGGGGGAGACGACCATGTAAAAACGCCGTCTTTTCTGGTCTATTATGTGCAACTTCACCGACAATACCACGTCTACCACCCTTAGCATCAAATGCTGGACCTGACCTACCAGGTAAAGTCGTTAAGCGATACGCACCAACATTCTCTGGATTAACACGGAACAATTGTTGATGACCCCCAAATGCGGGAACTTCTGGTCCAACACCCAAACCTGGACCAACAAGTTGTTTTTCAACTGGTGATAAGTTGTTCATTCGCCCCGCGTCATACATACGATTTCTCATAGACAAGACTTCGCCACCCGAAGAACGTTGTTGTGGTGCAATTTCAGCAAATGAACTCATTTCTTGTTTAGATATATAATTTGGTTCTATAAGTGGTGATATTGGACCCGAATATTCCGTTTGTGAAGCGACTTCCATGTTGGAAAAGTCCGATACAACTTCCGCTTCTTCTATAGTATTACCTTCTACTGTGTATTTTTCGTCTGGTTGACTCAATTTTCTACCGGCATAAACTAAACCGGCTATAGCCATTATAGATATAGGATCAGCCATTCTTATTTCTTAGCGAGATTTTTATTGAGGTATCTTTGCTGAAATAATCCATTTTGCATTTCGGCTCTGGTACTCAATGGTTCATAGGTTTGTGTTCTAAGTGGTAACTTACACTCGACATTTTGGAGTGGATGAAAGTTTCTTTCATACGTTTTTGCCAAAACTTTATTGAAACGAGATGTGCTTTGTGGTCTGAGTTGATCCGATGTATCGATATATTGTGCTGGTGAACCTTTACCCGCCATGTATGGTGCGGTACCATATAACATAGTGTTTGGTCTATGTGATGTATAGTTAAGGGTACTGGGCTGAGGATATACAAAAACTTCTTCGGTCGCGCAAACGGCGGGAACCGCATGATCTTGAACCACTTTCATTCCTGGTTGGAGTTGATACGCCATTTATTATTACAAAAGATTTTGTTTATGGAAATCGAGTATCTACTACTTTATTATTAAATTGTTTAAAATTAAGGTCCTAACCCAGAACCTCTATGCATACCACTTCTCTTATCCCCATTTGGATCAAGTCCCGCGAACGCCTCGAGTTGAACCCCTCTCGCGTCTGGGTTACACAATCGTGGGTCTTGGCGACACGTATTATCTCTTTTTCCATGGATAAATTCGTAATATGGTGTACCACCTATAGATGTATCTGGCATACTTACAAACTGTCTCGATAGTGCGTTTCTTTGATATTCGGGCATAGATGAACGCGAACGAGATGGTCCATATTTTATGTCACCTGTTAGAAAATTGTTTACTGGGGTTTTTACGGTTGGGTAATGACACGACTGGGGTCTGTCTGGTCTATCTACATAATCCGACATGAGAACATTTCCCATAGGATTGTCTTTTGTTGGCATGGAACATTCTT